GTATGACCACATCGACTTCACGCCCCCGGCGGGCGTGCGGTCAGAGGCACAGAAGGGACTTGATTGGCGAAGCGAGTTCGGGCGCGGCGGCACGGCAGTCGGCATCGCCCGTGCCCGCGACCTCTCCAACGGCACGACGATCAGCCCCGACACCGCACGCCGGATGAAGGCGTACTTCGACCGGCACGAGATCGACAAGCAGGGCAAGGGATGGAGTCCAGGCGAAGACGGCTTCCCGAGCAACGGGCGGATCGCGTGGGCCTTGTGGGGCTCCGATCCCGGCTACGCATGGAGTCGCAAACTGGTTGAACAGATGAACGCCGCAGACGAGGAGAACCGCAGCATGGCAATCGAACGACGCAGCTTGAACCTTGACGAGATCGAGTCCGACGTGCCGCTGCTGGCGGTCGAGACTCGCAGTGCCGAGGACGGCAGTGCGAACGAGTGGATCGTCGGCTACGCCGCGAAGTTCGGCGTCAACTCGCTCGACCTGGGAGACTTCGTGGAGCGGATCGACCCGCAGGCGTTCGGCATCGTCGCGGAGCGGCGCGGGCGGAAGAAGCCGTTGGAGACGCGGGCGCTGTGGAACCACGACGCCAACTACCCGCTCGCCCGCTATCCCGGCACGCTGCGGTTGATCGTGGACGAGGTTGGGCTGCGGTATGAGTTCCCCGTGCCCGACACCACCTACGGCCGCGACATCGCCAGCAACATCCGGGCGGGCATCGTGCGTGGCTCGTCATTCGCGTTCCAGATCGCCAAGGGTGGCGAGTCGTGGAGCGTTGAAGAGGGGCGGTCAATTAGGACCGTCACAGCCATCGATTCTTTGATCGATGTAAGCCCGACCACGTTCCCGGCCTACCCCGATTCCGATGTGGCGGTGGCGAAGCGTTCCTACGATTCGTTCCGCAGCGAGCAGCGACGGCACGACGAGGCGCGCAAGTACATGGCGACGCGGGCCGACTTCTACCGGAGCGTTCTCAAGCAGCATGGCCGCTAAGACCAACGACCCCTGCCCGAAGTGCCGCGTCGGGCGGCTGGCGGTTGCCAGCAGTCAGCAGCAGGGTGAGTACCAAATTCGGTACTTACGCTGCCGCGAGTGCGGCACGACCGACAAGCATGTGCTGCAAGCGGTCGAAGTGCGCCGCATGAAAGCCGGCTGAGTCTTTTACTCTCTCGCCCGCAAGTCTGCATGGGTGGGGGCTTCGCTCCATAGGTTCGACGTTGTGGGCGGCATTGGTCGCCCGAACCCGAACAAGGAGCGAATGCTGTGGACAAGCTCAAGAAGCTGCTCGACGAACTGGCTGCCGTGGTCGCTGAGATGGAAGCGACCACCGAGGCTCCCGCTGCGGAAGGCGATGCCCCCGCGATGAGCGAAGAGCAAGAGTCCTCGCTCCGCTCGCTTGAGACTCGTGCCGCCCAGCTTCGCGAGCAGATCGAGCTGCTCCAGCGGATCGAAGCCAAGCAGGCCGAACTGCGTGCCGTCATCGAGCGGGCTGCCCCCGCCAAGGTGGTCGAGAAGACCGAAGCCCCCGAAGTCAAGGAGCCGACCGTGGAGAAGCGTCAGTTTGCTGTGCCCCGTGCGACCGGGAAGCTCAAGGGCTTCGCTGGCGTGAACGCCGAAGAGCGGGCCTACCGCGCTGGTATGCACCTCAAGGGCTTCGTGCTTGGTGATGCCGAGGCTCGTCGGTGGTGCGTCGATCACGGCGTTGAGAGCCGCGCCCAGGCCGGCGGCATCAACTCGCTCGGCGGCGTGCTGGTCAGCGATGAGCTTTCCAGCGAGATCATCCGGCTCGTTGAGGAGTTCGGCGTTGTGCCCAGCGAGTTCCGCCGGGTCACGATGAACACGGATTCGATGCTGGTGGCTCGCCGGCTGACCGGCCTTGCCGCTCGCCCGATTGGCGAGAACGCCGCTCCCGCGACCAGCGACGCGACGTTCGACAACGTCAACCTCGTTGCGAAGCTGTGGGGCATCGACAACCGCGTGCCAAACTCGCTGCTTGAGGATTCGGTCATCGACCTTGCCGACGCAATGGCGGTCGAGGTGGCTCAGTCGTTCGCGGAAGCGTTCGACAATTCGGGCCTCATCGGCGACGGAAGCTCGGCTTACCACGGCACGGTGGGCGTGGCGACTGCGATCAACGACGGCACCCACTCGGCTGGCGTCGTGACTGCGGCCACGAACAACGACGTGTTCGCTGACCTGACGCTGTCGGACTTCACGAGCCTCGTCGCTCGGCTCCCGGTTTACGCCCGTCGGAATGCGAAGTTTTTCATTTCGCCGGCCGGCTACGGTTCCTCGATGCTGCGGCTGATGGTCGCCGCGTCGGGCAACAACGCCGCCGACGTGGCCGGTGGTGCTGGCCTCCAGTTTCTCGGCTTCCCGGTCGTGCTGTGCCACCCGCTTGAGAGCCGCCTCTCGGGCACGGCAAACGGCATCGCCTGCCTCTTCGGCGATATGTCGCAGGCCGCGACCTACGGCGAGCGGCGTGCGGTGACGATCAAGACCGACACCAGCCGGTTCATCGAGTACGACCAGACGCTGACCTTCGCAACCAGCCGCGTGGCTATCGTTGCCCACGACCTCGGCTCGACCACGAAGGCCGGCCCGGTTGTTGCTCTCAAGTTCGCCGCCTGACCCTAGCATCCTCTAAGGAGAACTGACCGAAATGCTTTATCTTGCTGCTTCAAAGACGGATGCCAACATCGGCGCGGCCGACACGGCGACGAACGCGACCGCGACCCACACCATCGACTGCCTCGGCTACGGCTATGCGTCGATTGACGTGGTGTTCGAGCCGGCTGCGGCCACGACCGACGCGATCTGTCGGGCGTTGAAGGTTGAGGAGTCGGATGCCTCGGGCAGCGGCTACTCGGACATCACCGCCCTGGTGGGCGGCGGCACGGGCGGGTTCACGATCCCGACCAGCGGCTCGCGGACTGCGGGCAGCAACGTCGTGCGTCTGAACGTCGATCTGCGTGGGAAGAAGCGGTACCTCAAGGTTTCCGCGACCCCGGTGGCCGCGAGCGTGGTTGCCAGCGTCGTGCGGCTCGGCCGTGGCGAGGTTGGCCCCACGACTGCCGGCGAGAGCGGCGTGCAGGTTGTGGTCAACTCCTGACGCTTGACAACGTGAGCATCTTGGACGGCTGGCAGGGCACTTGCTCTGCCAGCCGTTCCCTTTTCTGGATACCGGAAAATGCTCGTTCGCGTCGGCGATACGCAGGTTGATGTGCGGGTCGAGGCCATCATGTCAATGCCTCGGCTCACGTTCACGTCGAACACCTTCGGATGGGCACAAGCCCTCACGCCGCTCGGCATCCGCCCCACCATCGGCACGGGCTGTTTCTGGGATCAGGTGAATACCCGCTGCATGGAGATGATGATCGACAAAGCGGAGTATCTGCTCCTGACCGATTACGATTCCTTCTATTCCAAGGAGGACGTGGAGCATCTCTTCGCCCTGGCCCTCACATTCCAGTGCGACGCCTTGGCCCCGATCCAGACGAAGCGGGAGGACGGGCGGCCGATGCTCACGCTCAAGGGCACGCTCGACAACCCGCCGGAATCCGGCGCGACCGAGGTGCCGAAGGAGTGGTTTGCGGAGCCAGTGCAGGAAGTCGATACGGCGCATTTCGGCTGCACGATCATCTCGACCGCCGCGCTCAAGCGATGCCGGAAGCCGTGGTTCTGGAGCCGCCCCGACCCGCAGGGTTCCTGGAATGACGGCAGATTAGACCCTGACATTTTTTACTGGAAGAACTGGCGGGAGTCTGGGAACCGCGTGTTCGTGACGCCCCGCGTCACCATCGGCCACGGCGAGTACCTCATCACATGGCCGGGGAAGGACTTCACCAAGCCGGTCTACCAGTACGCCACGGAGTTCACTGGTTCGATGAAAAAGCCCGAAACTGCATGGAGTGTGCCCTCGTAATGAAAATCAAACTGACCAGGAACTACAGCACGTATCGCATCAACGATGTGATTGAGTGCGAGGACGAGACGGCGAAGCGGCTGATCGCGGACGGGCTGGCCGTGCGTGAGCAGCAGTTGGATTTGATCGAGACGGCGAGCGTTGACCCAGGCGGCGAGTCTGCTGACGCGACGCCACGCCGACGCGGCCGACCACCGAAAGGCGAGTGATGGATTATCCGCGACCCGTCTCTGCGAACCGGCCCATGAGCTATCGCAGCCTGCGAACCGTGACGCCGCCCGTGGTCGAGCCGGTGACGCTGGCGGAAGCGAAGGCTCACTGCCGCATCGACACCGACACCGACGATGCCTACGTGACTGCCTTGGTCACGGCGGCGCGCGAGTGGGTTGAGTCCTACTTGGACGAAGCCCTCCTGCACCAGCAACTCGTCATGCGGATGGACGGGTTCCCGGCAGAGATCGAACTGCCACGCCCGCCGATGGCGACCGCCGGCACGCACGCTGCCGTGACCGTGACGTATGTCATGAACTCGACCGGCAGCACTGCCACGCTGGAAACGAACCAGTACCGAGTGGACCGCGACTCCCGGCCTGGGGTGCTTCGCACGGTGTACGGCGGGTCGTGGCCTTCGTACCTGCTCGACTACAACGCCGTGAGCGTGACGTGGTGGGCTGGGCGGGCCTCGGCTGCGAACGTGCCGCAGGGGGTCAAGAATGCGATCCTGTGGCTCGTCGGCCTGTGGTACGAAAAGCGGATGGCGGCTGACGCTGCGAACCTGTCTGAGATTCCGTTCGGCGTGAAGGCTCTGCTCGATGCCGCGAAGTGGGGGAGCTACTGATGAGCCTGTCCGCTGAAATCTTCTGTCGGATCGTCGGCATCGAAACCGACACGGCCGACATCGCCACGAACACCCGCGTAACGAAGGCCGACTACTTCAAGGCGTTGAGCGACGGCGACGGTGCTGGGCAGGCACAGATCATCTACAGCGATGCCCGCACATCGGCAGGCACCGACACATTCCAGCTTTCGTCGCTCGCAGACGCCCGCGACGGTGCGGCAGTGACGATTGCGTTCACGGCGGCGAAGGCTCTCTACATCGAGAACACCCACGCCACAAATGCGATCACGGTCACGGGGTCGTATTCCGGCAGCGTACCGGCAGGCGGCGTGCTGCTGGCTGTCAACCCGACCGCTGCCGGCACGACGGCAAACACGCTGTACCTCGCCTCGACGTTCACCGAGCGGTGGGCCAGCGTAGAAGGCGTGTCGGCCCGCGAGTCGCTTGAGGCGGGGCAGAGTCAGATCGAGGTGAGCCACCGCGTGCGACTGCGGTACGTGGTCGGGCTGACGCAGAACATGCGTTTCATGTGGCGTGGCCGGAAACTCGAAATCACGTCGCTGCTTGAACACAACAACCGCAGCGAGCATGAGGCACTGTGCCAGGAGCAGACGTAAATGGCTGTCGCTGGCATCAAGATCGGGTTCGACTTCCCCGAACTGGAACGCATCCGCACCGAACTGCGTGCCCTTGGCAACAAGGAAGTGAACGCCGGATTTCTGGGCGAAGCACTGGAAAAGGCAATCAACCCCGCCCAACTGCGGCTGCGTGAGGTGACGCCAGACGGCCCGACCGGCAATCTCAAGCGGGCCGTATCGAGCAAGGTGAAGACCTACCCCAAGGACGGCGGTGCCGTGGCTCTGGTGGGCTACGAGCGGTCGGCAGTCGGCCCGTCCGAATCCGCACAGGGCGGCACGGTGCGGGCTGGCAAGGATCGGGCATTTCACCAGTGGTGGCTTGAATTTGGAACAAAGCCTCGCCAGATCAACCGCAAGAGCGTGAAGCCATATGACCGCCGCCCGTACACAAAGGTGATGAAGAGCGGGAAGACCGTGCAGGTGAAGGGGCACACGGTCAAGGCGGGGCAAAACCAGTACATCGCCTCTTCGTGGAACCGCCTGGGCGAGTTTGAGATGGAGGACACGCCCCGCCAGCCGGACGGCTACCGTGCCGTTCAGACCAAACCCGGATACCCGAACGCTTTCTTCAAGGCTTCTAGCACGCCGTTTCAAATCCCGCCCACGCCCCCCGGCGGCGTCTCGGGGCAGCCCCCGGTGAAGACGGCGTTCGAGGATTCGCAGAGCAAGATGGCTTTCATCCTCACGCAGGAACTCCGCATTTCGCTGTCGCGGGCCTGGGATGCCCTGACCCTGCGGGATTCCGGGCCCGAAGCCGCCGTCCGTTCCGCCCTGGTGGCCGATGCCGGCGTGGCGGCGATCATCGGCACCAAGGTGTATCCGGTGCTGGCCCCGGCCTCGGCCGCCCTCCCGTTCGCAACGTGGCGGCGGATCGGCGTGCAGCGGCAGCAGGGGCTTTCCGGCCCGATTGGGATGCCGACCGTCCTGCTCTCCGTAGACCTGTTTGCCGAGACGTACGAGCGAGTAAGAGAGCTTGCCGACGCGGTGCGGCAATGTCTGGATGGGTGGGGCGGAACTACGAATGATGTAAGAGTGGCGAACGTGAGCCTCACGAACGAGGCAGACGGGTTCATCACGCTTGCCGGCGGCGACCTCCCGCCGGTCTACACAGTACAGATGACGTTTTCGATCCTCTGGCAGGAGATTTGACGCATGGCTTTCGAGACTCCGCATGATGGTGCTGGCACAGTCCTTGTGTGGAACCCGACCACCGGGTCAACGTCGGCATCGCACGTCTACACCGTGACGAATATCGTCATCTCCTACGCCGACCCGACTGCCGACGAGGAGAAGATCAACGTCGCCCATCTCGGCCAGACGGCCGGCGAGCTTGCCAAGACGCTTGATCTGCCGCTGGCCGGTGCGACCTCGGGCGACACGGGCCGCACGGTGCAGTTCGACTACATCGGCAAGCAGCTTATCGACGACAAGCAGACCGGCACGATCACGATCACCGTGGGCGGCTCGTCGCTTGTGTCGAAGGGCGGCACGGTGCAGTCCTCGACGCTGACCCTCGCCACGCAGGATGCCGTTCGGGGTCAGGCCACGATCCGCATTGTCCGCTAGTCCGTGACGGAGGCCCGTCATGGCGCACTACGCTGCGGGCGTCACGGCTTCGTGGAGAGGCACCACGCTTGGTGAGATCACCGAGTTGAAGGTGACTTACGGCGGCGGCCTGCCGATTGCGCGGGGCACGACTGTCGCTGGTGTGACTCCGTGGGCACTTGACCTCGGGACTATAGATGTCAGTGTCCTGAGCAACGCCGGCTTTTCTGTCAGTGAATACGGACAGAAGGGCGTGCTTGCGTTTGGCGGCACAGCGGTGAATCAGACGGCCACGGCCCAGATCGTGACGGTCGGGTTCACCACGAAAGCCATCTGCCAGACGTTGCAGCTTGCCGCCAAGGTTCAGGACGTGTGGCGTTATCAAGGCACATTCAAGATCGTGAAGGAATAGCACATGGCCGACCTGACCGCTGACCAGATTTTTGCCGCCGATGACCTGGGCCTTGTGCCCGTGAACGTCAAGGAATGGGGCGGCACCGTCCACGTCCGCGTGATGAGCGTGGGCGAGATGGAGGCGTACCAGCGAGAGTTCGCTGAGAAGCGGGAGAAGATGGATTCGTGGCGGTCGAAGCTGCTTGTGTCGTGCCTGTGCGACGCAAGCGGCAAGCCGCTGTTCACGAAGGATCAGATCAGCAAGCTGGAGCAGAAGAGCGTCAAGGTGATGAGCCGGCTGTTCGATCTTGCGATGAAGCACAACGCCGTGACTGAGAAGGACGTGGAGGACTTGGCAAAAAACTGAACCTCCGCCCGACGAGGCAGTTCCTGTTTCGTCTGGCGGGGCACCTTGGAATGACCGTCCGCGACATCGAGCGACGCATGAGCATGCGTGAGCTTGCCGAGTGGATGGCCTACACGAGGTACTACGAAGCGATCCCGAACCCGTGGCAGCAGACCGGACTCCTGGCGTCCGCGATCCTCGCCCCATACTCACCAAAAGGAAAGTCGAAAAGCCGCCGCAACATCGGCAGCAGATGATCGACGTGATCGAGCAGCTCAAGCGTGAGTTTGGTGAGTAGTCATGGCAAACGTCCTGTCACTGGCGATGAAGGTTTCGGCTGACGCATCGAGCGTCCCGAAGCAACTCACGCCGGTAGAGCGGGCGCTGGCGAATCTCGGCAAGCAGGCTGAGAAAGCGACGAGCGTGCTGGACAAGTTCGCGGCCGGCTCGGCTGCGGCTGCGGCGGCACAGGCGAAGGCGGCTGCGGACTTCGACAAGCTCTCGCAGGCGTTGGCGAACCAGCAGATCACGCCCGAAGAATACGCCCGCCAGTTTGAGGCGTTGAAGCAGTCGGCCCAGGATACGGCGGCTGCGTTTGCGGAGGGTGCCCGCGTCACGGAGCAAGCCCGCACAGCCGAGGAGCGGCGAGCGGCTGAACTGGAGCGGCTGCAACAGTTGCTCGATCTTGGGGCGATCAACCAAGAGACATACACGCGAGCCGCAGCAGAGGCGAGCGGGGCAAACGCCGAAGCGGCAAGAGCCGAGCAAGAGCGGGCCCAGGCCGCTGCCGCTGCGGCTCGCATCATTCAGGCGAACCTCACTCCGCAGGAGAAGTACGACCAGCAGGTGCAGGAGTTGGCCGGGCACCTCAATGCTGGCCGACTCTCGCAGGAGCAGTTTGACCGCGCGGTGGCCTCGGCCACGGCGTCGTTCGTTAAGGCCGAGTCGGCGGCAAAGGGCTATGACAAGGCGGTCGAGGCGGCAGGCGACGGCGGCACGCTCAAGTTCAACGAACTCTCTGGCGTTCTCGCTGCCCTCCCCGGCCCGATTGGCAACGTGGCGGGCCGGCTGTCGGGCTTGTCATCGGCGGGCGAGGGGCTGAGTCGGGTGTTCGCGGGCGGCGTCTCGCAGGGCATCGGCAGCGTTGGCTCGTCTATCGCGGCTCTTGCGAACCCCGCCACGCTTGCCATCGCCGGGTTCGCGGCACTTGGTGCCGGTGCTGCCGCCGTGGTTCGCGGGTTGGCTGACCTAGAGGACCGCGTCGAAAAACTCGGCAACACAGCGGACAAGCTGGGGGTGTCGTTCGGGTTCATCCAGACGCTTGAAGAGGCAGCGAACCGTTCCGGCACCGGCATCGACTCGGTGAGTGCGGCGTTCGGGCGGCTGCAAAAGAGTGTCACGGGCGTAGATGAAGAGAGCAAGACAGCACAGAAAGCACTCTCTGAAATCGGCGTGACGGCACAGGAACTTCAGTCGCTCAACCCGGAGGAGCAGTACCGTCTCATCGGCCAACGGCTTTCCGAGATTGAAGACCCGGCACGCCGCACCGCCGCGTCGATCAACCTCTTTGGCAAGGCCGGTGCCGACCTGCTGCCGTTCTTCCGCAATCTGGAAGGTGCATCAAACGACCTCGACCGATTTGCCGCACGGCTCAGCGACCTTGATCGTGGCCGCATCGACTCGCTCGGGTCAGCGTTCGATGCCGTTGTGGTTTCGTTGCGTGGGCTGGGGCAAAGCCTGCTCTTGCCGTTTGCCGGGCTTGTGGAAGGCATTGCCAATGCGATTGCCAACGTCATCGGCTCAGTGAATCGGCTGGCACAGGCTATCGGCACGGTGTTGACGCCCGTGCTGGACGGCATCGGCGCGGCGTTCACGGCGTTCGGCAATGGGTTGGCTGCGGTTAATGGCTGGTTCGACTCGCTCTTCGGCAGTTCGACCGAGTCGAAGGCAGGCGTGGCTGACCTTCGCGGCGTGATCGAGGAGCCGCTAGACGAGAACTTTGCCAAGGAGTTTCAGAAGGCACTCGACGGCATCACCAGCAGCGTGAGCAAGGCTATCGATGAATCGGCTAAGTTTGGCGACGCCGGGTTCGACGCGGCACTTCAGTATCAAGAGCAGATCGCCAAGCTGAAGCAGCAACTTGATGCCGGCCTGTTCAATGAGGAGACGTTCCGCCGCGAGGCGGCAAAGGCCGGCGATGCGTTCAAGGCGGAACTCGCCCGCATCGAAGAAGACAACAAGCTGGAAATCCAGATTGAAGCTGATGCACAGAAGACGCTCGCCGGCCTGAACGCCGAGGTGGACAAGGCAATCAAGGGGGCGGCCCAATTCGGGCAGCAGGGTTTTGACGCGGCGGCCCAGTTCCAAAGCAAGATTGACGAACTGCGGCGACAGTTTAACGCCGGCATCATCAACGACGAAGCCTTGAAGCAAGGGGTTGAGGCTGCGAATGCGGCTTATGACCAGCAGATCGACAAGATCAAGCAGATTCAAAGCGAACAGCAGAAGCTCATTGAAGATGACCGCAAACGGGTAGAGTCGCTCCTTGGTGCCCAGAGTGAGACGGCGAAGATTGAGGAAGACATTCTCGCCGTGCAGCGTGAGGCGGCGAGGCTTGCTGACGAGGCGGCACGGGCACGCGAGGCTGGCAACGCGGCTGCCGCCGATGGTGCTGCCGCTCGGCTGGCCCAACTCGACCAACTCCAGGCCCAGCTAGACGAGAACCTCCAGGCCGCAGAGCAAGGCTTTGGCGAAGCCGGCTTCGGCCCTGCCTTCCAGGCGATCAACTCTGGTCTGAACGACGCTGCTGAGCGGGCGTCCGAGTTCGGCAACGCCGGTGCGACAGCGTTTGCCCAACTGCAAGCCGGCGTGCAGGCAGCACAAGAGCAGGCGAAGGACGGCATCCTCAATCAAGAGGGACTCGATCAGCAGATCGCCGCCCAGCAAAAGGCTTTCGACCAAGAAATCAAGAACATCGAAGAGGCTGCGAAGCGCCGCGAGGACGTTCAGAAGCAAGTCGATCAGATGATCTTCGACTCGCTGGATGAGCAGCAGCAGGCACAGATCAAGGCTGCCGAGAACATCAAGGTTCTGGAAGAGGAAAAGGCTTGGGCAGCAGAGGCTCGCCCAGATCGACAAGCTCGCAGCGAAAGAGCAGGACGTTGCCAGCGGTGCCGCCGGCCAGCGTGAAAAGTTTTTGGAGCAGCAAAAGAAGGTTGCCGACGCGCAGCAAAAGCAGCAAGAAGCCTTCCTGCAAGAGCAGCAGAAGGCAGCCGAGGAACGCCAAAAGGCAGAGGAAGCGGAGTACGGCCGCCAAGTCGAACGCATCACCGCCCTCAACACGCTCGGCTCCCGCACCGTGCAGACCGCCGACGTGCGGACGCAGGAAGGTGCGGCCATCGTGCTGGGGCTGGCAGCGAACGAGCAAGACCCGCAACTAATCCAAGCCCGCCTGACCAACAAGGTGCTGAACCGCATCGCCGCCAGCATCGACCGCGATCTGAACCGGCTTGGTCAGCCTGCACTCATTCTTCCGTAGGAGCCGTGATGGCTAGCGTCGTTTCCCACAAAGAACTGTTTCGCAAAGCCGTCTACGAAGTCGGCGCGACGCGGCAGCTTACCCGCGAGTTCGTGTGCGTCCTGTCGGATGACGCTCTGACAGGCACCCCGATCACGGAGCCGCAGATTGCGACGGCTTTAGGCGTTGATCTGGGATCGACGCACCCCACGTATCCAACGTACCGCGTTCGCAAGATCACGTTAAACGAGGGCTTCGATGGCTCTCCTTATCACGTTCAGTTCATCGCCGAGTACGGCATCATCCTGGCGAACGAATTGTTGCACCCGACGAGTCGTGTGCCCGTGTGGGAGTTCGACTCGGCTCCTGGCGAGATTCCGGCACTCACGTACTACGACGGCACGACCCTGCGACCGCTGACGAATAGCGCGTACGACTACTTCCCAGGGCTGGTCACTCAGGAATCGACTGTGCTAGCGAAGGTGCAACAAAACTTCGCCACCTTCCCGTCATCGTGGTACACGGCACAGAACTGCGTGAACAACGGCTCGTATCTTGGGTGTCCTACGCACAGCATCAAGGTGCAAAAGGTGCAGGTCGTGCAGGACCAAGAGGAGTTCGGCGGCAGCGTTGTCGCCTTCTGGTCGGCCACGGCCGAACTGCACTACCGCCAATCGGGCCACAATCTGCAACTACCCGACATTGGCTGGAACTTCATCGGCGGTGGTCAGAAGCGGCGGGCAATGGTGTTCGACAATGAAAATGCCGAGTGGGTCGCATCTCCGAACCCTGTCGGACTCGACGGTAGCGGCGGGCTGACGCTTGGCGTGCCGGCGATCTTGAATCGCCGCGTGAATCCAGAGGCGAACTTTGCCACGATCTTTGGAACGCCGCCCTCCACCCCGCTGCCGGTGTAGCCATGCTCACACAGTTCGAGCTTTCATCGGCCCAGCGGATTGCCCGCGTGGTGCGGCAGGTGGAGCAAGAACGTCCACCGGCGAGGCCGCTGACGTTTGATCCTGTGTTTGAGCAGCGGCAGCGGAGGGTGTTTCGCATCTGCACCTTCACCGGGGCGTGGTCAATCGGCTCGTCCAAGACGCTGACCTTCCGCAACCAGACCACGACTCCGAACACGGTGCAGGCGACAAACCTGTTTTGGCCGATACCTGATGGCCCGCAGCGTGATTGCTCCATTTCTCGCGAGGGCACCGCGTGGTATCTGCTTGTGCCGCAGTTGTACGCCGCGAACGCTGCGACGGCGGCGACGATCACGACTGCATCGCTCCAGTTCAAGACGCTGCCGGTCGTGTCGCTCGGCACTGCTAGTACGGTCACGTTCTCCGTTTCGATTGCCACCTGCTCTACGGCTGCGTCGTGACATCGCTCACCGTACAGAACGGTGCCCTAGTGCTGCGTGGCACCGCGCTCGGCACCGGGCAAGGCTGCTGCTGTGGCCCGTCTGGCGAGTCTTGCCAGTACCTCGCTTGCGTGACGTTCGAGTGGAACTTGGAATACCGCAGCTACGCCGACCCGGAAACATGGATTCCCAGCAGCGGCACGGCGACGATCCGTTGTGCGGACGAATCACGACCGCTCATCACGCTGTCGCTGTCGGCCTGCTTCGGCTC